AGAAGTATTATTTCAAAGTGATGATGATGATGATGAAAATTAGTTTACAATTAAAAAAAATATAAAACAATGAAAAACAAAGCAAAACGTATTGTCCTCGGAGAAGGAGAAGTAGTAGGTCACAAGCATATTCTAGAATCTAAAAAAGATATAGAATATGATAGTACAAAAGATGGCATAACTTTTATGTTAAAAGAAATGGGTATTCTTACTCATGATGAACATGATCGTATGGTGTTTGAAAAAGGTAAATATAGATCTTACAATCAAGTAGAATTTAGTCCTTTTGACCAAACTATACAAAGAGTATTTGATTAAACTTTTTATATTTGCGGTGATGATCCCAGAATGTTTATTATAATACCTTGTACCCTTGCCTCGGGGTTGGTTCAGACATAGATTACTTGACTTTTGTTAAACATACTAACTGGGATATGGTTTTATATTCACAATAAAGTAATCAGGGGGGTTTAGCTGTACCAGAACAGCTAATTTTTTTATTATTTAGGAATATCTATGGGATTATTTGTAAAATTCAATAAAAATTTGTATATTTATATTGTAAAACATATAACTCATGAATATTCCTAAATCATTTGGTCTTAAAAAATGTGGTATTTATTGTATAACTAATATTGTAAATAATAAAATTTACATAGGTAGTAGTAAGAATATATATCATCGGTTAAAAAGACATTATTCAGAACTTAAAAGAGGCACCCATACTAATAAATATCTACAAAATAGTTATTTAAAGTATGGGTCTTCTAGTTTTAATGTTTCTATACTTGAAGAAGTTTCTTATAAAAATCTTCAGAAAGTAGAGCAGAATTATATAAATACTTTAAAACCTAATTATAATATTACTATTGAAGTTATTAGAAATACACCTTCTTTAGAGTCTAGAATGAAAATATCAGCTACTTTAAAAGAGCAAAAAAGATTAGGTACTCTTAAATATCCTACTCATAATGATAAGAAAAAACCTGTAGTAATTTATGATACAGATTGTAATTGTATTGGTAATTATGAATCAGAAAGAGCAGCTGCTAAAAAACTAGAAGAACTTTATCCTGGTCTTAATAATTCTCAATCTGTTGTAAATTCTACAGTTAATTTAAAAAATAAAAGAGTAGTTAAGAGGTATAAAAATCATTTTCTCTTAGCTCCAAATGAAAAATGTATAACTAAAAAACAATTATGTGAAACAAAAACATACAAGAGACACTATACAAGCTGATGCTTTAAAAATAGCTCTTATGCATAAAAGATGTGGGTTGGCTTTGAGCATGGGGGTTGGTAAAACATTAATAGGTTTAAAATATATAGATTATTTTCAGAAAGCAAATATGAATAAACTTAGAGTGTTAGTAGTAGCACCTAAACTATCTATATTTGAATCATGGAAAGATGATGCATCTAAGTTTGGTATATCAATAGATAATATAGAATTTACAACATATCTCTCTATTAATAAAGCTAATCCACATTATTATGATTTAGTAATATTAGACGAATGTCATAGCTTATTAGATTCTCATGAAACTTTTTTAGCTAATTATAGAGGCAGAATACTAGGGTTAAGTGGTACACCACCTAGATATGTTACAAGTGAAAAAGGACAAATGGTAAGAAAATATTGTCCAGTTGTATATAATTATATTACAGATGATGCAATCAATGATTCAATTCTTAATGATTATAAGATTATTATTCATAAAATGCCATTAAGTAATAGTGATAATATACCTGTCACTATAAAGTCTAAGAATTCAGTTTTTTATACATCTGAAAAGAAAAACTATGATTATTGGACAAAACGTATATTAGAAGCTCAAAGTAAAAAACAAGAACAAATAGCTTCTGTAATGCGTATGAGAGCAATGATGGATTATAAAACTAAAGAAAAATACACAATTGAGTTAATAGATGGAATGGAACAAAAGTGTATAATATTTTGTAATAGTCAAGCTCAAGCAGATAAAATTTATCCATACTCAGTACATTCAGAAAATCCAAACTCAGAAGAAAACCTTGAATTATTTAAACAAGATAAAATAGAAATACTTTCTTGTGTATTACAATTGAATGAAGGTGTAAATATACCTAATTTAAAATGTGGTATAATTATGCATGCCTATGGTAATGAACGTAAAACATCTCAACGTATAGGTAGGTTACTAAGACTTAACCCGGAAGAAGTGGCCATTATACACATATTATGTTATAAAGACACTGTAGATGAACGTTGGATTAATGAAGCATTGAAAGATCTTGATCAAACTAAAATTAAATATATTGACGTATGACTAGTCATTTAACAGGAAAATTTATAAAAAAGAATGGAACACTTGAGTTTATTAATTTAGCAAATGCTAAACAATATGAACTTTATTTATCCAAAATTCCTGAAGGACAAATTGTAGAATTTTTTTATGAAATAACTCATGATGATGGAACACTTCCTCAATTAGCTAAAATACATGTTATAATTAAACAATTAGCTATGCACATTGGTGAAACAGTAGAAAATATGAAGCTGCTAATTAAAGATAGAGCAGGACTTTGCATAGCTAGAGAAGTTTCTGGAAAAGAATACTTTTTAGCTAAAAGCTTTGGTGAATGTTCAAAAGAAGAATTATCCTTAGCTATACAAGCTGCAATAGAAATAGGAGAAGAAGTTAACTTTCTGATTTCTTAGTAATTAAATCAGAATCAGAAATATCTTTTTCAGTATATTGACCTGATTTTTCTATTTCTTGTTCTAAAGCACTTACTAATGCACTAACAGTGAATATATTATCCATCCAAGCTTCAGGTAATTCTTCACCTTTTTTAATTAGTTCATTTAAAGTTTTAAGTTCTTCAGGAGTATGTTCTTGACTTAAAGAAACCAATAATGTTTGAAATTTTTGAATAAACAAAGATCCAACTGTTATAGAAACACTAGCATCAGTTTTAATCATTTTAATTTTCTGATCCATATTTTTAATTTACTACAAATTTAAAAAAATTTATGACACAAACAATAAATATAGAAGAAATTAAACAAAAAGTTATAGAAAGACTGTCCGCATCAGGTTGGTCTAGAAAGCTAAGAGGTTTTATTATGTCAAGTGATTTTGATAAAATAATAGAAAATCTAGCTAAAAACAAACAAGATGGTAAAAGATTTACACCACCTTTTAAACACGTATTTAAAGCTTTTGAAGAATGTCCTGAAAAAGATCTTAAGATTGTTATGATTGGACAGGATTAAATAAATTTGGTCAAGACAATATATTTTAGTATATTATATTATAGAGCAAATCTTTATTTATAATTATGAAAAATACATTTTACCCTACTATTGTTGGAAATGATTTAATTAAGTTAGAACAATTTATTAGAGGAAGTTTACTAGGAGATGGTTGTATTCCTAAAATTCAAGCAAAAGGTAAAAACTATCGTATGACTTTTGGTCACGGATTAAAACAAACTTGTTATTTAAACTGGAAACATCAGTTTTTAAATGATTTTGATTTAGCTGGAAAAATAGTTACAAGAACAGCAGTATTAGATAGATATAAAAACGGGTCTTGTACAAGTCTTCATTTTAAATCTAATACTCATCCTATATTTACTAAATTTAGACAGCTTTATTATCCAGAAGGAACAAAAATTCTTAATAAAGAGGATGTTATTCTTTTAGATAAACAAGCTTTAGCAATTTGGTTTATGGATGATGGTTATATTAATACTCCCAAAAATAAATCATCTTTTGCAGTTTTATGTACTACTTCTTTTACTAAAGAACAAACAGAATTTTTAATAGAACTCTTATGGAATAAGTGGAACTTAAAATGTTATTACTATTCTAGTGAAAAAGGAATTAGATTTTCTGTAGATTCTAGTAAAAAACTACTTCAATTAATTAATCCATATATAGTAGACTGTCTTAAATATAAAGAGGTCCTGTATAAATCGGGTGAATTGCTGGAACTCCACCAAACTAATAAGGACAATCAGCAGCCAAGCTAACTAGGGATGGTTAGAAGGTTCAACGACTAGATGTATACCACTAGAACAGTGATGAAACATCCACGAGCTCCCGACAATGTAAAGTGAATTACATTGATGATATAGTCTGAGCTTACACAATGGTAAAGTGTAAGAAATAGAAGATAAAGAACTTCTATGATAACAAACTGCCTTATCCACATTTTGGTGTTGCTGACGGAATAGCTTTTTCTTGTTCATTAACACAAAAGCTTCAACCTAGTCTTAAAAATATATTTGATGCAATAGATGCCACTGTATATGAAGGAGTGCCTCGAAAAGAACATGATTTAGATTTATCTAGATGGTCAAGACAAGGTGTGCTTCTTTTAAACACAGCTCTCACTACACAAATAGATAAAGTGGGAACACATTATGATATATGGAAAGACTTTATAATGTATACATTAGATATGTTAAGTCTTACAAATTCAGGATTAATATTTATACTACTTGGTGCTAAAGCACAAGAGTTAGAATCAGTGATAACACCTGCACACTATGTTCTCAAAGCTAGTCATCCTGCTTCTGCAGCATATACTAAAACAACATGGGATTGTAATGATGTATTTAATAAAGCTAACGAACTATTAGCTAAAAACAATGGTCCTGAATATAAAATTGAATGGTAATAATAAATTAAAAAAAAACAAAACTATGGCAGTAAACAAAGTGGATCTTTATGTATCCCAAATTTTAGAAGATTTGAACAATGGTATTACATGGCTTAAGCGTGATGATGTTGGATATGGCTCTATCCAAGAAAAATACAATGCTAAAGACCAGCAAATTGCAATGATTAGAAAGCATCCTAAATTAAAAGATGCAGAAACTAATGTCACTGTATTTAATGTAATAGATGATACTGCATCTGTAAAAGAAAAGCAAACTATTAACACACCAGTAGCTGTAAAAAAAGAGTTAGAAACTGCTACTGAAGAAACATCAGCAGAAGCATTTGCTAATTTATAATTAGTACATTATGGTAAATAAATTAAGACCTAGTCCTTCAGATAGTGCCACAATGTATAATGAAGGATATGAATTAGTAGGTAATAATGGAGATATATGGAAAGTAGTATGTTATAATAATGGTACTGGAAAATCTATTAAAAAATGGCATAATACAAAAATTAAACAATCTAAATCTACAATATATCATAAATTTAAAGTAGGTGATATTGTAAAAGTTGTAGAATCTGGTTATGGAGCTAGTAAAGATGATATGTACCAATTAGTAACAATTGTAGAATGTGGTATATATAGTAATAATTACCCAGGTTATAAAGTACATCCAGCAATAGGAAATACAAAAGCTGGTTTTTATAATGGGATTATAAGAGAAGAATCATTTACACTAATCACTGCATCTGCAGAAATAACATTAAACAAAATAAAAACAATGGCAAAGTCAACAAAATCAATTACAAAAAAAACTGCACAAGAAGTTCGTACTATTGAAACTTCTTTAATTAACAAAGAAGAAGTATTTAAAATGTTAGCTTTAGCTGAATCAACAGGTCTTCCTTGCTTATTAGTAGGAGATCCTGGTGTTGCTAAAACAAAAACAATTATAGAGTATGCAAAAGCATGGCTTAACAAAGATGGTAAAATGACTGCAGAAGATTTCATTAATAAAATATATATTTTAGAAACAGACGAAGGAACTAAAGCTTCAGAAATTAAGGGTATGCCTGATCTTTCTGTATTATTTACAGAAAATAAATATAAAGTTAATGCTCCTATTGCAGATGCTGAAATTGTTATTATTAATGAAGTGGACAAAGCAAGCTCAGCTATTCGTAATGCCATGTTAGGCGTAATGAATGAGAAGTTTCTTTTTAATGGTAAAGATAAAATTCCATGTAAATGGAAGCTTTTTATAGCCACTTGTAATGAAATTCCTAAAGATGAAGCTAATTCACCTTTCTGGGATAGATTTATGCTTAAAATGAAAGTGAGTAGAGTGAGTGCTGGTGAACTTGTTAAATATTATAACAAGGGAGGAAGAAACTATCGTGAAGTATTTAATATTTCTATACCTTCTACATCAGAAATTGAAAGCATTAATATTCATACAAAAAAGTTAGAAAAATATCTAGAAGTTGGTTATCAATCTAGTTCAGATCGTACATTAACATTTGTACCTAAACTTGCAAAAGCTGTTTCTTTTATATGGGATTTCTCTATAGATAAAGCTCTTGTAAAAACAGCACAAATAATGATTGATCAAAAGGCAGGTTCAGAACTTCAGAATAAACTAATGTCTAGTGAGGTGAAATCAGTTATGTCTAAAGTAGAAATGCTTCAAAGCTACACTACAAATGATGAACTTGAATTAGCTATTGCAGATATAGAAAGTCTTATCAACACTTATGTTAGTAGAAATATCATGGACGAAACACAAGTGGAAGAATTAGAACTTTCTATGCAGTATATTTTACAAAATCATCCTGCAAGAGTAGTCACTGATATTAACGTAGATGAAAACTCTATGATGGCTCAGAGTGATGATTCTGTTTTAGTAGAAAGACCTGTTTCTGTAATGTAATACTTATAAATAGGGTGGAGAATTCTCCACCCTATTTTAATACAAATAAATAGATATATGAAAAAAAACTATTACACAAATCCTTATACTATTCTTGAAAAGGTAAGAAAAGGAGAAATAAAAACTCATTATAGAAGTGAAGATGGTTTATTTGGAAGACTTGATTTTTATAAAAAACCAGATCTAGTAAAACCATATATACATTATATAGATGAAATAAGAATTAAAGAAATGATGACTGAGTATTTATCAGGAGATTCATTAAAAAATAAAGCATATGATTATTTTAATTCTATTAAACAATTTTTACCTGCAGAAAAGAAAGTTGATCTTGATAAGTTTATAAGTGAAGTTAGAGACGTATATCAATATTTTCCTAAACATCTTAATTACGATGTATTTAAAATGTATTATTCTAAAATAGAAAAGCTTGAATTTGAAGAAAGAAATTATAAGAACTTCACTAAATATAAACTTTTAGAAAGATCAAATAATCCTGTAGGTAAAATCATGTCTGAAGGAAGTCATCTTAAATCAGCTATATACACAAGAAATACAATTGGATACTTTCTTTTTGAAATGGCTCGTTTAGAATTTGTAGATCCTGATAAAGCTAGAGAACTTAAAAAGTCTTTAAGTGATGCTGGTTCTGAAGCTGGTAATCAAAATAAATTAGAAGAAATTCTTAAAGATATGTTTGATAATTCTAAACAGCATTATGAAAAACAAATGAAAGATGCACAAGAGATTTGTAAAAATCTTGATGAGAATGTAAGTGAAGATATTCAAGAAGATATTTACGCAAATCCAGATCAGAGAACAAACATGTCTGCAGGAAAGATGACAACTGATTTTATTGCTGCAGTTACTGCTCAAATTGATAATATAAAATTATCAATGGGTTCACTTAAAAATAGTCTTAAAAAAATACTTGATAAAAGTATTAGTTATTTTTCAGCAAGAAAAGTGCCAGTGTATGATGATTTATTCAATGCT